TTCCAAGCTCTAAGTGATTTATTAATTCTCGAATCAGGATCGCGTGCAGTTTTTGCACTAGTTAGTTTCCTTTTCATACCTTTCATGCGAGCACAAAAAGAATCTCTACGTGAACCACCCTCTGGTTGTGGTCTTTGCAGATTGCTGCCAGGATTTTCTTTCTCATAGGACTTACGCCCCTTTTCGTTTAAACCACCTGATTTAGACTTTCCTTCTTTACGTTGCCAAGCAGCAACTTCTTCAATATTTTCTTCTCCAATAGTATTATTATTTAAAAGATAATTTTTTGATCTTGAATTTACGACTTGAATCAGTGGCATTCCTGGTTGAAGTGTTGAGACATTATATTGAAGAACTAATGCTCCAGGATACACTTTTTGAATCTCTGTGGTTACATCTTTTTTAGATGGCATACCAACTTGTGGAAAGAACATTCTAATTGAATATGATTTTCCTCTCCAATTTAAAATAACTGCAATAATATTTCCAGTTTCTGATTGAAGACGTGTTGCCTCACCAAGTTCATTGTTTGCCATAAAAGTACTCTTTGGAGATACCATTGGTTCTGGTTTGATTAAATCAATAATTTCAGCATATAATTTTCCATTTGCATCTTCAATAGTTACATCTTCTTTCATTCTCTCTGCTGCTTTACGCTTAGAAAATTGCATATAATTTTCGCCAGGTTTTAATTTATTACTATAATCTGAAGAGGTAGATTTGGAAGTAGATTGTCCACGATCTTCTCTAGCGCGTTGGTTCGCTCCAGGTCCACCCAATTTACGATCCTGTTCTGGATCTGGATGCCAAAAATCACCACCTTCATTAACATTTTCTTCTGACGCAACACAATTTGGAACTGTTCTATTACCCTTCTTTTTCATACCCACTTGCTTATATCCTTTCCAGCAAGGATCTTCTTCTTGTAGTTCTCCAAGAATTTTATCAACAAGTTTTTCTTCTTTTTTAACTTTTGGAAGTTCTGTAGTTTTTCCCAACTTTCTTTTTGCCACATCTGCTTCATTTGAATTTGATGATGTAGTTAATGCTTCAATCTTTCTTCTTTTCGCCGCTACTTTGTGTGCAGTAGGATTTATGGTAAATGATTCTTCCATTTCTCCACCATCAATATAATCTGCTGCAGTATCGATATAGTCTGCTGCTTTAGTAATTTTGGATTGAACCCATGCTTCTAAACTACCTTCACCTTTACCAACTTTCTTTTTGATTCTTTCTGCTGCCTTTACCAAAGTATCAAGTTCTGAACGTGCCATGGAATACTCATGATCTCTTACAGAAACTTTATCCCATGCCTTTCCACCATAAGAACATTCTGAACGTCCCTCTCTTTTATCGCAAAGAGGACAATATCTTTGCTCTTCAACTGCTTCTGATTTTGTTCCCCAATTTGCAGCACCTTTTTTACGACACTTTACAAGTGCTCCTGAAGCATATGCTGAAGGCCAGACATCATAACGAGACTTGACTTTATTATAACAAGCGTCTTTTTTACCACTACTTTTGCCTTTTTTATCCGATTCTTCGTTCATTTTCTTTTCGGGGATATTTGTAGAAACATAAGTTGGTTTTGCAGCACCTGTTTTTTGTTGTTGTCCAGGATCTGCTGTTTTCTTTCTTTTTGAAGCAGACAATCTTTCTGCTTTTGTCATGTTTGCTCTCTTTGTAGATGATACACATTTTGGCGTTCCCTCTCCGGGTTCATCACTAGCACAGGTTCCACCAGTTACTACATTTACCCAACCGGGTTTTCCATCTTTTGATCTTGAACCTTTGAACCATTGATGCAAACTACTTTCAGAAACTTTTACATCTTTGAACTTTTTATGTTCTTTTTTTGCAGACGCTTCCATTTTCTTTAAGCGTGTGTAGTAATCGGGAATTTCATCTAAATGTTGAAGAGCAATATCCATTGCAAGAGTATGATCTTTAGTGTGCTCATGTTCAATTGGTTCTCCCATATCCAGTTGCTTCTGAATAAAAGAAACATCCATACGATGTTTCTTTGCAATTTGTTGAACTGAAAGATGGGGCTTCAATTTTGGCATTTTATTTTTATTTATTATTCTTCTGCCTTTTGTTGCTTTAAAAGTTTTGCTAGTTCTGCAGTTGAACCAACAAAAAGAGCATTTGTAACATTAGTTGGACCTTTTGAAGATCTCTCTTCTCCAATATCTTTTAATTTTTTTTGAAGATCCATTAATTTATCAGTTGCATCTGCCACGTTTTTAATTAATTGTCCGGCAACTTCATATGCTCTAGGCATTTCACTTTCTTGTGCTAACTCAAGAATTCCATTGATTGCTTCTTGCCCTTTTTCTATAAGAGAATATAAATTACCTCTTGTATAATCATAATCTTTTTTTATATCATTGGATACTGCTGCAACTTTTTCAATTTTTTCTTCAACAGTTTCAACTTCTGTAGGAACAATTTCTCCCGAGACATTAAATGTTTCATTTAAGTCATCGTATTTTTTAGTCATCTTCATATTCTATATTAGGTTATATCACCAGTAAATCCAAAATTATCACCTTCTTGAATCAAAAGATTATCTGCTTGTGTAATTGATTTAATTTCTGCACCTGCAAGATGACTTGTGATTGTTGTATTATCTTTTCCTCTTTGAACTGTTAAAACATTTCCTGTTTTGAGTTTTACATAGACTTCTTCACCTTCAATATCCAAATAAGTATTTGTTGAAATTGAAGAAGAATTATTTACTTCGATTAGTGTATCTGTTGTTGTAATATCTTTTGCAAGATTTGTAAGTACGATACCTGTATAATTTTTGGTAGCTCTTGCTTCTGATGAATAAACAACTTCTCTCTTCGTGGATCCAGACACTTCCCCAGAAGAAATACTGATAGTAGATTTTTTAATGATATCTTTTGTTGCCGTAGTGATCGGTCCAAAAAGATAAGTCTTTGCAGTAAACCTAAGAGTGTAGTATATTACTCTTCTTGTTGTAAAGTCTCCTTCATAATCATCCTGCATAGTAATATTTTCTAAAACTATGGGAATATCTCTCTTCTCATTAACATCATTTAATAAATTGATAGTAATATTATATGCTGGTTGAAAATATGGAATAATTTGTTCGACAATTTGTAATACGTCATCATTCAATTTTGACATAATAGAAAGTTCAAAATTCATATTATATGGAACCGGCATATATGCCTTTTTAATTACCGTTCCATCATCTACAGATTTTGAAGTAAATGTCTGTGTTGTTGTAACTTTTCTTTGAGAATCATATTGAATACCAGTCATCTCAAATGACATTCTAGGTAATGTCATTTGAACTGGTTTACTTGGATCTGGAGATTGCTCAAGACGTGCTAAGAATTTTTGTGTAGGTCCATATGCCAAAGGAACTTTTATCACACTTTTTACTTCACCTGAAGAATCAGTATGTTTAATACTAATATTATTAAATATAGAACCAAATGCTATAATGGTTCTTCTAAAAACTTCGTGATAAAAATATTCAAACATATTATGATCTTTTTAGTATTACTATTTAACAATTTTTTAATCTAAGGCATCCCAAAAGGATTAGATTCTGAAAAATCTATGATTTTATCACCTTCAATTTCAATGTCTTTATTATCTGCATATCCATCAGCAATTGGATCTGAATCAACAGCAGAAAGCATATATGAAGAACTTGATGCTGCCCCAACTATGTTTTCTCCAACAATAAATGTCCCACTGACAGTACCTATTTCAAGTTTATTTGTTACAGAATTCCAAGATTTTACTCTTGCAGTTACTCCACTAGTTGAACCAGTAACAACTTCATTGTATTCATATGTTCCAGAACCTGTAAGATTTGGATTTACGATTCTGACAGTTGGTGCTATTGTATATCCCAATCCTGCATTTGTAATTAGAATAGAAGTAACTGATCCTCCAGCACTTATGATTGCAGTACCAGTTGCTGATGCAATTCCAACACCAGTAAATATAACATTGGGTGATGTTGAATAACCAGATCCACCATTGGTTATTGTAACTATACCAACTATACCATTACCAATAACTGCAGTTGCTGCAGCACCAGATCCGCCGCCACCAATAAATCTAACCCCAGGAGCAACACTATAACCATAACCAGGATTAATAAGTTCTACACTTTGAACAGATCTTGCTCTTGGATTAACATTATCATTACATACAACAATTCCACCAATCATTGTTGCAGTTGCAATACCAGTAATCGCTCCAACAGGTGCAGAAGAAATACCTACTCTTGGAGTAGAAGTATATCCACCACCTCTATTTGATACACTAATATATCTAATACCACCATAAACTAACCCAGTTCTTGCAGTTGCTGTCACACCAACTCCTATTAAAGTGAGAGTCTGCATAACACCAGATGGTGCAACTTGCTCATTATTTCCTTGTTCGTTAGATCCATCAATAGCATCATCAACTTCTGGATAACCAGTATCGATAACTTCATCCTCATATCTAAAGAGT